CTTGAAAGCTGAGCCGCATGTCGCTGTTGCGGAACCTCCCATCCGCGTCGGACTTCATCATCTCACCGGAGATAAACATTACCGTCGCGACGACGAACAGCAGGATCGCGTACGCTTTCATCCGCCCAGCCGGCGAGTTCTTTAAGCTATCGGGCAACAAGTTTCGCAGTTCAAAGCTTTCTCCTCCGCCGCATTGGTGGCAGAGACCCGAGCTGTAGTTTCCTGTCCAGAGGGCGAAGGCCTTTCCGCATTTTTTGCACGTTCCGAGTGGCATGGAGTCGAGGCTATCTAATTTTTTTTCTGACGGCAAGCTTTCTCGAAGCTCCTTTTTCAAACCTTGTCCCGAGCCTTCGCTGACACAACGCCGCAAGCGTGGTGCCGGAAAAAAAGCTCCCAGTCCCTGACGGAAAATTCCTCGATCCTCGCGTGTGGCTGCGCGGGTTGATTCGGGCCACGATCCGGCCGCGGCCGCGTATGCGGATGTGGCAATGGCTCGACAAGCACGTCGTCATTCCGGAAGAAGCGAGCGGACCGTGCAGCGGCCGTTTGCGCACATCGCTCGTGCCGATTTTCCGCGGGCTTTACGACATCGTTCAGCAGAGCCGAGTTCACTACTTCGCCTTCTGCGCGAGCGCGCGAATCGGCAAAACGCTCTTCTCCATCTGCATTTTGCTTTACTGGATCGCGGAGCGTTTCGGCGCTCCGGTCTGGCTCGATCCGACGCGCTCGAGCGCGAATAAACTCGTCCGGAGCGAGCTGGATGAATTCCTTCTCCAGTGCGCACCGGTGCGCGAGCTCGCGATCGCGGCGCCCCCCCATCCGGCCTCGAAGAAATTCTGGACCACGCTCACGAAATGTTTTCGCGGAAAACTCTTCCGCATCATCGGCTCCGGCGCCGAGGCCGATCTGCACGGCTTCAACGCCGAGCTCGCGATCAACAACGAGCTCGATCGCCAGCGTCACGCGCTCGAGCGCGATGCCGCCAGCGCGGACAAGATCGAGGCGCGCACGAAACTTTTTTCGCGCAGCCGGCTCATCCTGGATAACTCGACGCCGGGCGACGGCGGCGAGCTGTCGCCGATCTGGCAGAAGTTCCTCGCGCGATCGCAGCGCTATTGCTACCTGCCGTGCCCGCATTGTAGCAGTCGCCCTGCGGGCGACTCGGGAGCGAGCAATGCCGACGGCGCTTCGCACAGCGAAGCGGCTACATGGGCACCGCCGTCCTGGGACGACGTCGAACCAGGCCGCTCGCCGCAATCTTACGAACCGTGGCTGCGCGGATGGCAGCGGCTCACCTTCGGCATCGAGCAAAAGCTCGTTCCGTTTGACGAAAATCTTGAGCGATTACCGAAAGCGACTCCGCGCGAAAAATGGCGGGAAGAAGTCACCGGCCAGTTCAAGTTTTCGCAGTTCGCGATTTACGAGGACCGGCCGCGCGCCGACGATCCGACGCAGACCGAGCCGGTAAAAATCGGCTACGATCTCGAAGCGGTCGAGAACGGCACGACCTACGAGTGCGCGCACTGCAAACGCGAGATCGATCTGCATCGCGAGCTGCGCTGGATGGAAGAGCGTTTCCGCTGGATCGCGCACAATCCTTTCGCGCCGGCGGACAAGGAATCAGCGCATTGCTGGGCCGCTTACAACCCGTTCGAGCATCCCGGGATCATCGCGAAAGAGTTCCTCGAAGCGAAAGGGAATCTCTCCGCGCTGATCAAGTTTCGGAACCTGACGCAAGGTTTGCCGTTCGTTAGGCAAGGCGCGTCGATCAAGGAAGACGATCTCGATCGCGTCGTCGCGCGCACGCCGGTCCGTTACGTCAAAGGGCAGATTCCGATGGAGGCGGAATGCCTCACCATGACGGTCGATCGGCAGGACGAGCAATTCTGGTTTGCCATCCGCGCCTGGGGGATTCTCTGGGATCATCCGGAGCGGCCGACCTGGAGCGCGCTGGTCGATTGGGGCGAAGCGGTCAGCGAGATCCAAATCCTCGAGCTGGCCGGCCTCGTGCCTAACGACAACGGGAAAACGCGCGAATTCAAGTTCGTTAGGCCGGATGAAAGCGCGCGCTCGTATTGCGTCACCGCCGGTCTGATGGATTCCGGCGACGGCGACCACACCAAAGACGTTTACGAATTTTGCCTGGCGAACCGCGAAATCTGGTCGCCCTACAAAGGCGGCGATCAATCGAAGACGTTAGGCAGCCCGATCCGGCTCGCGCCGATCATGGACAAGCAAATCGATCTCGTCTGGGCCTGGTCGAATTTCTTCGCCGACAATCTTTATTACGACTGCATCAAGAACGGTGCGTCGATCGCGGGCCCGATCCATTGGTGGCTGCCGACGAACATCGATCGCCATTATCGCGAGCAACTGACCGATGAATATCGCGGCGAAGAAAACGGCAAGCCGACCTACATCTCGCGCCGCAAATTAAACCACCTCGGCGACTGCGAAAAAATGCAGCGCTGTTTCACCGGCAAAATCGAGGAGCGCTTCGACGAGATCCGCGAGGAGCGAATGGAAGCGGAAAGCAGCGCGCTAGAATCGAAAGGCGAGTAGGACGGCCTAGGAGTTTTCCGATCCACGGACAATCCCCAGCAATGGCAGTGTTCCCAAAAAGAGAAGATAAATGAAAACCGCGCCGCCGCCGAAGAGGATCAAGGGCGAAACCTCCACAGAAGCGGAATTGCAATGGAAAGAAACGTACTCAGCATTTCCCGATTCTTAGCTTCCGCTTGTGTGCCGTCGAGATAAACTCTCGCGGTAAAAAAAACGACACAGGCGGGCGAACGCATTGCCGAGGAATTGAAACTCATCCCGGTTACAACCGCCCGCCTGCGCGCAGTTGGTCAACTGACTCGTTAGCCGCTGTCAATTCGAAGCGGCACGCGCCTTGCTTCCATCGTTAGGCAAGCCCGCACGCGGCGAATGGTGGACAGGGAGAGCCTGTTTCGGAGTCCATTAATTACTCGTATGAAACAAAGCCGCGCGCGGGCTGCTTTTTTGGCGACGGTCCGGCTTCCGGTAAATCGCCGAACCTTCGTGTTCTTCGTGCCCTTCGTGGTAGAAAAAGCGCCTTCGCTTTGACATCGCGGCCCGCGGTCGGATGGACCGCACCGCCTTCATCAATTCGCTCGTCGAGTATGCCGACCAGCTCGACGACGTCGAGCCGCTCGAGACCCAGCGCGACGCGCTTTTCGCGCGAATGCAGAGCGAGGGAGGGAAAACCCTTGTCAACACAAACGCCACCGGCAAGGCGTTCGGCTTCCAGGTCAATGCGACGCTGGAAGAGCTTTTCGGCGCCTATGTCGCGGCGATCAAAATTTTCAACGACGCGGCCGGCTCGTCCCCCGTCACGTTCATTGATTTTTCGCAAGCGAACGGCAGCGCCGGCGCGCCGCCGTGCAACCCGCTTTGTCCCTGATGAGCTGGTGGCCGTTTTCCTGGACGGGCTTCGGCTCGCGCGCCTTCAGCGACACGATCGACGGCTCGATCGATCGCGCGAACCTGCGCTTTCTCGTCCCGCCCGATTCGCGGCTCTACATCTCGCGCCGCACGCGCAAGGAGCTGAACAATCACGCCGAGTGGACCTGGCAGAATTTCGGCATCGTTAAAGAAGGCACCGCCGGCGTCGCGCGGCATGTCGTCGGCAAAGGCGTAAACCTCGCGCTCGATAGCGACGACGCTGATTTCAACGAAGCGGCCGAGGGAGATTTCGAGACTTACGCGCTCACGCCCGAGCGCTGCGATCTCGCCGGCCGGCGCAATGTTTACGAAGCGCAGACGACGGCGATCGAGCAGCGCATGGTGCGCGGCGAGTTCTTCTCCGCGCTCGCGCAGAATCCGGAGTGGAACAACGAGCCCTGCTTTCAGCTTTACGACAGCGAGGAAGTCGGGACGCCGCCGCCCGATTACTCGAGCAACAAGCTCATTCTCGACGGCGTCGAGCTGAACCAAAATTCGCGCGCGATCGCTTACTACGTCCGCGGGATCGACGGCAAATATTCGCCGATCCCGCGGGCGCAGATGCTGCACTGGTTCAAGCCGCACGCAATTAACCAGACCCGCGGCATCACCGAATTTGCCCAAGCGGTCAATCCGCTCGTCGATATTCACGAGCTGAAGCGGCTCGCCACGCGCAGCGCAAAGGCGCAGCAGCTTCTCGCCCTCGCGCTCAAAGGTGTCACGAAGAAAAAGGCGAAAGGTGCCTTCGGCGCAATTCAAAACGTCGGCACGAATCCGGACGGCACGCCGAACGCCGACAGCGCGCAGACCGAGACGATGGTCGGCGCCGCCGGCGGCGGGATCATCTATCTCGACGACAAGGACGGCGACGCGAAGCTGATTACGGCCAATTCGCCGTCGCCGCTCGTCGAAGGTTTCATCACCGATCTGCTCATGCGCGACGTCTGCGCGGGGTGGGGAGTGCCGAGCGAATTTTTCTGGAACGTCGCCAAACTGACGGGCGCGAACACCCGCTTCATCCTTGCGCGCGCCGATCTCTTTTTTCAGATCATGGCCGATCGCCTGATCGATCGCTTCTGCACGCCGATCGCTTTTCGATATCTCTCGCACCGCATCCAGGCGGGAAAACTCGCCGCACCGAGCGACCCGCTTTGGGCGACGAAGATGACCTGGCAAACGCCGCCGCGCGTGACGGTCGATAACGGCAAGGACGGCTCGCTCCTCATCGAGCTGCTCGCCAACGGTATGATCACCCTGCGCGAATACTGCAACGCGCGCGGCCTGAATTATCGCAATGAAATGCGGCAGTGGATCCGCGAGCCGATCGAGTTCATTCGCCTGGCTGAAAAAGAAGGCGCGCCGCCGGAAATGCTTCTCGCCTGGAAAAACAACCCGCCGATCTGGCGCGCGCCCAAGCCCGGCGCGATGGCGGCGAATGGCGCCGATCCCGCGCCGGCGTCGCAACGCAACTCCACCGATGCCGACGAACCACCGGAGCAACCGTGATGATTCCGACCCGCTCGATTCTCTTGCCTAACGAACTGCGCACCGCCTCGCTCGACGCTTCGCGCGAACGTTTTCTCCACGCGCGCTCCTACGCCGTCGCTGCGACCGAGCGACTGGGCGAGCTCTACACCGAGCTCGACGAAGCGGAGGCCGACGACGCCGCGACCTTGCGCGATGCCGAGATCGAAACCGCGCAGGCCTGCGCCTGTTACGACGAAGCTCTCGCCCGCGTCGGTTGGGAAGCAAATGAGATCAATCGCGCCATCCCGGGTTTGCCTAACGAGAAGCGGCAATGAACGTCCCGACGAAAAACGATCTGCGCCTCACCATCGCACACCAGGCGGCGAGCAATTTCGCGCTCCTCCGCATCATCAGAAATCTCTCGTGCACGCTCTCGCAGACGCGCGTCGCGCGAGACCGTTTCTGGCGCGAGCGCAACCAGGCCGAGGAAGAACGCGATGCGCTGCGCGAGATCCTTTTCCCGAGCGCGCCCCGCTTTCCGCGCGCCTTCGATGTTTTCTTCAACCCACTTCCCTAACAAACAAAGGAATGAAATTTTACCCGCGTCTTTTCGCCAAGCTCTTTTGCAGTCCGCTTCTTTTGCACGAGCCGGTCCGCCTTTCTTTCGAGCGCACCCTGCTTGGCAAAATGGATCTCGTTCCCGTTTCGCCGGCCGACGAAGATGAAGAACCCGAGCCGCAGCAGCCGGAAGATTATCGCGTCGCGCGCATTTATCAGCCGATCGGCAACATCGCACTCATTTCCATCTCCGGAGTGATCGACAAACAGATTTCGAACTGGGACATGATGTGTTATGGCGGCTGCGATCTCGACGACGTCGATCGCGCGCTTGCCCTCGCGAAATCGGATGACGCGATCGAGAAAGTTATCCTCTACGTGAATTCGCCAGGCGGCAGCGCAATCGGAGTTCCTGAGACCGGCGCCCGGATCGCCGACCTGCGCGCCAGCAAAGAAGTCCGCGCGCGCGTCGATCTGATGGCCTGTTCCGCCGGCTATTGGCTGGCCAGCCAGTGCGACCGCATCGATGCGACCCAGAGCGCGATTCTCGGCTCGATCGGCGTTTACACCGCCGTGCTCGACGCGACGCGCGCGATGGAAATTCTTGGCTATAAAATGCAGCTCATCAAAGCCGGGAAATACAAAGCGATGGGCGCACCGTTCAAGGAGCTGACGAAGGATGAAATCAAACTCATCCAGGCGCAGACCGATGATATTTACGAGGAATTCACCGGCGCGGTCGTTGAGGGCCGCGACGCCGCCGGCTGCGATATCGACGAAGAGACGATGCAGGGACAATCGTTTCGCGGCCGTCGCGCGATCGAGCTGGGCTTATGCGACGAGCTCGTGACCGCGACGCTCGACGAATACGTCACCCACCAGCTCGTCGGTTAGCGTTTCGCTAACGCCAAAAAATTGTGCCGTTAAAATTTCCGTTGCATTCCCGCCCAAAAACTTTGTAGAACATTTCAGTCTCGGAACGGTCCTTGCTCTTCAACACGGCGGCGACCTTGCGGGCGAGTGGTTGCGATTTACATTAAAGTTCAATGAATCCGTTGGAAACAGAGAGGAAGTTTTTCGCGGCTCATCAAGCGGAATGGAAAGTCGCCCACCCGGGTAAATTCGTTTTGGTGAAAGGCGAAAAGCTGGTCGGCACTTTTAATCGGCCAGAGGACGCCGTTTCGGAAGGTGCTCGTTTGTTCGGCGCTGATTCATTCCTAGTGCGGAATGTTGACCAGGTGGAAAAGGATATTTACATCCCCGCTCTGGCATTGGGAATTCTAGCGCCGTTGCATGCCAGTCCTGCACACTCAATATAGCGGCCAAGGCAAAGCCCCGGACGGTACGGTCGTTCAAATCCCGTCCACTGCGATCTTAGCCGGTCGCGGACCGGTCGTCCAAGTGACGGTTACCGTCGCGGAGCAGGTGGCGACGCAGTTGATCCAACAGAGTATAGCGCTTGAGCCGCCAGTGGCTGGCTGGGCTCTCATCGATACCGGAGCATCAGTGACCTGCGTAGATGAGGATGCGGCCAAAGCGCTTAAACTACCGATCATCGACGTCGTTAATATGTGCTCGGCGTCTCATGCGTCGCATCAAGCGAATGTATATCCGATTCAACTTCGAATCGCCGGCTTGCCCAACCCCATAAACGCGCCGCGCGCGATTGGAGCGGCGCTTAAGGCGCAAGACTTGGTCGCTCTGATTGGACGCGATATCTTGGCGATGGGCACCCTGTTTTTTAATGGGGTGGCTGGCCAGATTACCCTGTCGTTGTAGCTCCGGCATCGTTGTCGATTAGCGCCCCCTGATTATCTCCAGTTGACACCGCACGAGCGGCGTCATGCTGAAAACTTCCGTTACCGTTGCGGACCTCCAGACGAAGGTCGCTGAACTCGAAAAGCAAAACGCCGATTTGGCGACCGCGGCCGAAGCGCACGCGAGCGCGATCACGTCGAAGGACACGAAAATTTCCGAGCTCGAAGGCAAAGTTGCCGAGCTCAACACCGCCGCCGGCAGCCACGCGAGCGCGATCGAAGCGAAAGACGCATCGATCAAAACGCTCGAGGGCGAGAAAGCGACTCTCACCGGCGATAAAACCACGCTCGAAGGCGAAGTCGCCGAGCTGAAGAAAAACGCCAAGACGGTCGAGACGGCCGCGGACGAAAAAGCGCGCGAGATCGCGGCCCGCAATGGCGCCAACCTCCCGGCGAAACAGCCTGGCGCGGGCGACAGCACGACCGACGACGCCGGCAAAGCGACGGGCACCTGGCGCGAGCGCGTCTCCTCTTTCTGGAAGGTGCGCGAGTAAGCGCCGCTTCTTTCGCCTAACGAACAAAGCTCTTTTCCAAACCCACCACCTAACGAACAAAATATGGCACAAGGCACTTACACTCTTCTCGACCTCGCGACGCGCAGCGGCGTGGGCGTCTCTTCGCTCATCGAAGGCGTTCTCACCTACGCTCCCGAGCTCCAGGTGCTCCCGTTTTTCCCCAAAAGCGGCATCACCTACACCACGCTCACCCGCACCGCGCTTCCTTCCGGTTCCTTCCGCAAAGCCGGCGCCGGCGTCCCGCTGACGAAGAGCGAATGGAAACGGGAAACCGGTTCCATGATGATTTTCGACGCGCAGATGCAGATCAACGAGGACATCGTGATCGCTGCGAAGTCGGAGAACGCCGAGCTCGCCACCGGCGACATCCTGACCGACGAAGCGTCGGCCACGATGGAGGGGAGCATGATCAACATCAGCTCGCAGATTTGGTATGGCACCACGATCGCGGCCGATGGTTTCGTTGGTCTCTCGACCCAGGTCGATACGGCGAACAACGAAGTCGACGGCGGCGGCGGATCGGGCGCGGACAGCTCGAGCGTTTACCTGGTCTATCTCGATCCGAATCCGGTGAACCCGCAAGGCGTGCACGGCTTGCTCGGCAACGGCGGCCGCATGTCGATGAGCCCGGAGTGGATCAAACAGCAGATCGTCGATCCGAACAACGCCGCCAATCGTTTGATGGCGTTCGTGAACAATTTCATGAGCTACCTCGGCCTCGTCGTTGAGCGGCCGCAGGCGGTTTATCGCATCAAGAACCTGACCCTCGCTTCGTCCGCAGTCGGAATGAGCGATGCGTTCGGCGCCCAGCTCCTCCAGAAAGTGCCGCTCAAATTGCGCGCCGACCTCTCGAAATGGCGCTGGTTCATGAACAGCCAGCAACTCTACGCTCTGCAAAAATCGCGCGCGACTGTCACGGTCGCGACCGGCAATAACAAAGGCGTCGCCTCCGGCGGTGTCTTCCCCGATCTGCCGACGAGCTGCCAGGGCATCGCCATCCAGCCGTCCGACAGCCTGATCACGACCGAGCGCAACGCGCTCCACCAGTAAGCCGCAGCCTAACGAACAAAGCTATCGACTTAGCCTGACGAAATAAACCGAAGGAAAAATTATGTTGAACATCAGAACACTCCGTGACGCGAACCTCACCGTCACGAAAGCGCTGCCGGCGCAAAACTCGACGAACGCCAGTTCCTCGATCGACACCGCGAACGCGAACCCCGGCCGCGTCCCGAACGTTGAAGGCCTGATCCTCCTGCCGGCGACGCCCTCGCTCGCCAACGGCCAGACGGTCACCCTCACGTTCAAGGACAGCGCCGATAACTCGAGCTTCGCCGCTTCGGCCGACGTGCCCGCGCAAGTCGTGACCGGCGCCGGCGGCGTTGGCGCGGCCGCGCTCAGCTACCAGTTCAAGCTCCCGATCGGGCTGCGCCGTTACATCCGGGTGGATGCGACGACCTCGGCGACCACGGGCGACAACACCGCGGTCAGCTACACGCTCGGCCTGGTGTTCTAAGGCGCGGCCTCAACGAATCGAAATTCCAGACATGCGCCCGCCGCTCGGTCCAATCCCGGCGGCGGGCGTTTTGTTTGAATTTCAGATTTTCGGAATCTCAGCTTCTCAGCTTTTCCTCCTATGACTCCGGCCAGGCTCGACCTCACGATGACGCGCGGGATCACTTTCGGTCCCATCGTCATCAACTGCTATTCCGACCTCGCGAACACCGTGCCGGTCGATCTCACCGGTTACACCGCCTTCGCCCAGGTGCGGCCGAATTCGACCTCGACCCTGCTCGTTTTCGATCTCACGCCATCGATCTCAAACGCGGCTGCCGGCCAGATCACGATTCCGGAAATCTCCTACACCGCGACGGCGGCGAAGAATGCCGGCAATCTCTACTGGGACCTGGTCCTCCAGGATGGCGCCGGCAATCGCCTCGGGCCGCTCGTCAAAGGCAATTTCGTCATCGGCTCCGCCGTCACTCAACCACCAACCACGTGAGCGACGAAATCGTTTCCCTCACGGTCGCCTTTCCCGATCCGGTCATTCAATCGATCGTGATCGAAGAAGGGCTGGCCGGCGCGCCGGGAAGCGTCTGGCGCAACGGCAGCGGCGTCCCGTCGGATTCGTTAGGCGCGGATGGCGATTATTATCTCGATGACGATGCCGGCAACGTTTACGCGAAAGCGGCCGGCGCCTACACGCTCGTCGCTGAGATCACAGGCCCGCCGGGCTCGCAAGGCACTCCCGTCATCCCGATCGGCAATTCCGTTTTTGTCGATGCGGTCGAGGGCGACGACGACACCGGCGCCGCCTATCGGCAGGATCTGCCCTTTCTCACCCTCACGGCGGCGAAGAACGCGGCGAGCGCGGGAGACACGATTTTTGTCGGCCCGGGCGCGTACGCGGCCAACGATCTCGCCAAAGACGGCGTCAACTGGCACTTTTGCAACGGCGCTTCGATCGTTTACGACGGCGCCTCCAATCGCGGAATTTTCGACGATTACGCGGGCGCCTGCGTTTGCCGCATTTCCGGGCGCGGCGATTTCTCCTGGGACAGCACGACGGCGCTGACCGGCTCGAACTACAGCGGCGTGATCGTCTGCACGAATGCCTCTTCCAAATTCAGCATCTCGGCCGGCGTCGTCACCTGCGCGACCTCGGGCTCGAACAAGACCGCGGTCACGCTAAAAGGCGGCGCGATCAATCTCGATTGCCTCGAGGTCGCGAGCGCCCAGGTCGCGCTCTATTGGGAAAACGGCGATCTTTTCGCGAGCTGCGATCACGTTAATTCGCCCGACGCCATCGCCCTTTCTGCGGTCGGCAAGACGGCGACCTATACCGGCAAATGCTGGGTCCAGGCGAAAAAAATCGAAGGCTCGATCGTGACCAGCGTCGTTACTTCGGCCGATACGACCGGGAAGGCGATGCGCATTTGGGTGATGGCAGAGGAGATTATCGGCGCGCACGACATCGAGGGCGGGAGCGTCTACATCGCGGCCGAGAAGATGGATTACGCGGACGACATCGTCCTTTACCAAAACGCCGGTGAGCTCTGGCTCAGCGCGCAGAAGATTACCTCCGGCACGCAGTGGCTCTATTTCGAAGACGCCTTCGGGGTTTTCTCCGGCGCCTATATCGATGTGCTGCAATTTGAAGACGGGGGTGCCATGTCCGGGCCCGGGATCGAAAACGAAGGCGGCGAAAACGTCGTCATCCGCAGCACGCAAATCAGCTCGAACCAGAATGGCGTGCTCCACAATGGCGGCACGACCCGCATCCTCGGCGCGGCCATCGGCGCGACCGGCGCGTCCACCAACCCAGTCGTGGTCGGCGCGGCCGGCCTCACGCTCGAAAGCGTTTCGCTCGTCGCGGCCGGAGCGCGCGCCAGCATCTATGCCACCGGCGCGCAAACCGTCACCTGCCGCGGCGCGGCCGCGAATAACGCAGCCGATTCGCACATCACCGTCGCGGGCTGGCTCGCGATCGGGAGCGCGACGCCGCTCATCGCCTCCGCCAATCTTTCCGACGTCGCGAGCGCCGCGACGGCGCTCGCCAATCTCGGCGGAGCACCGCTCGCGTCGCCTGGCCTAACCGGAAACCCGACCGCGCCGACGCAGACGTTAGGCGACAGCAGCACGAAAATTTCCACGACCGCTTTTGTCGCGGCCGCGATCGCGGCCTTGATTAATTCCGCGCCTGGCGCTCTCGACACGTTGAAAGAGCTGGCCGACGCGCTCGGCGACGATCCGAATTACGCGGCCACCATCACCGGGCTGCTCGCCGGCAAGCTGGCGAAGGCGTCGAATCTTTCCGATCTTGCTAATGTCGCAACCGCGCTAACGAACCTGGGCGCGACCACGATCGGCAAAGCACTTTTCGCGCTCGCGAATCCAAGTGCCGTCACCTTTCCGCGGCTCAACGCGGATAACAGCGTGAGCGCGCTCACGGCGGCCGCCTTCAAAACCGCGCTCGCCATCGCGACCGGCGATGTTTCGGGCGTGCGCGCAATCGCCGGCGGCGGCACCGGAGTTTCGAGCCTGCCTGTCTGCATTTTGGGCAGCGCAACCGATCTCAGTGTAGCAAACGCCACCGACACCAAACTCACCATTTGGAGCAAGACTGCCACCGGCTCCTACGATCCGGATTCAATGTATGCCTCGGGCGTCGTCACGGTGCCGATCGCCGGCGTCTACGATATCGATGCGGCGTGTGCCACCGATTACGACCCGAACACAACCATAATGAAGCTGTACGTAAACGGCGCGGCATATCAAAACCGGTACGGGAAAAT